TGATCTTCTGCAAATTTACCGCCCATTAGATTTTGTTTTTGAGTTTTACAATTGCCAGACGCAACCGCATGCTTAGGTAGTAGCTGATTCATGTGGTCTGTGAAAGGTATAAACCAACTCCAGATTCCATCTTCAAGCATATACGCTAGCTTTTTGCATCGCATTTTTGAAAAATTAAAATTATTCATAATATTTATTCGGCTATATATGAACCGACTATTACTCCTATAACGTGGGTATTGTCGTTAAATTTCTGAATAGGGTATGCAGTATTTAATGGTTTCAAATACTTTACACCACCATCTACAACGTATTCCCTAAACACTGACTCCATTGTTTCTTTGTCAATGGCTATTACTCTATCTCCCGTTTTTGATTGTTTTGTTTGATCAATAAAAATAAGCGTCCCTTTAGGGTATGACCTACCGTTATTGGCTGTCATGACATCATTCTGCACTTCCAGCGCAAAAGCGTTATCACTAATATCGTGTGGGCATCCTACCCACTGATAACTTTCATCCATACTAAATGTACCTTCTAGTATATCTTTCAAAGAAGCCCAGCTTATTACTGGTGCTTTCTTTGTAATTGGTTGAAGCTTCAATCCTGCTAAAAGTCCAAGCTCGTCATCTGAAATAAGCTGTTCAGTTGAGTACCCAAATGCTTTTGCAAGCGAAACCAACGTGTCGCCTTTCACCTCGGCTAGAGGGTTAGTCTCTATCTGAGCAATACGCCCTCGACTTAAATTGGTGCGTTTGGACAGGTCTAGCTGAGTCCAGCCCTGGTCTTTTCGCAATCCTTTAACTCTTTTTCCTAGGTCTAACATTTTTAATACCTTTGGTTGTGTGTATGTCAGCCAGCTTACATGTTATTGGTGTTCAAGAGGTTGACAGCATAATGTGCCTGCAGTAACATTACTAACATGAAAATATTAAAGTCAGAAGCAATCGCTACCTTTGGCGGTGTTGTTAAATTAGCGGAAGCCCTCGGTATCGGCCATTCAGCCGTTTGTCAGTGGGGTGAGTTTGTTCCACCTCTTCGCGGCTATCAGATCCAAGAGCTTTTAAGTCAAACAAATCAAACTGCTCAGTCAGAGGTTGCTTAATGTCTGAAAAATATAAAATGACGGTCAACATCGATTTAGGGCGAGATATAGTTTTCGGCAAGATGTGTTCTGCACTGGGCGTTTCTAAAACCGAACGAATTAATTTTCTCATTTCACAAGACCTCGAAATTCACGAAAAACTGTGTAGAGAATTATCGGACGCTTTTCCGAACTTCTCCATAGATGCAGAGAGAATACGCGAGAGGGGCTTGGGATGAACATTCTGGTTGCGCCATTGGAGGCTTTAACTGATTCGATGCTTTCAGATCCAGAGAGGCGCGTCTTACTGGCTTTGTTTAGTTATCGGGGCAAAGTAAGCGAGTTAGTTTTTCCAAGCCTGGAGGCACTTTCTGAGCGTTCTAACATTAACGATAAAACGCGCATTTCTAAGATTACGACTAGCCTGGCAAAGAAGGGCTGGCTGACTAAGAAGAAGAAGGGTTTTACAGGGTGTAATCAGTACACGATGTGTATGCCAGAACGACTTACCAATTTGGACTTAGAGACCAACTTGGCATTAGAGACCAACTTGGTCCCAGACACCAACTCCAATTTGGACTCAGAGACCAACTGCGATGTTGGACTGAGAGACCAACTACAAGTAACAAACCAAATAACAAACCATATCAACAAACCAATAATTAACGCTATCGCTGTGAGTGATCAACAAAATCGGTTTGAAGAATTCTGGCAAGACTACCCGAAGAAATCCGATAAGGCTAAATCAAAACTGGCCTACGCCAAAGCAATCAAGAAAGCATCGCACGAATTAATAATCCAATCCCTGATTAACCAAAAAAACGGTAATCAATGGGGTTCGATTCAATTCACGCCTATGGCAACGACCTGGCTCAATGGTGAGCGGTGGGAAGATGATGTAATACCAAGAGGAGGATTTACCAATGGCTCTAATAAACAGCAACCAGGTCGCACTACAAGTTCAGACCGAATGCGAACAGCCGCAAATGAACTCGTCCAATCACTCAACCAAGCACACTAGGATTATGGCTGAACTGTGGGTTCGCATGGAAGAGTTGTTTCCTAACCTCTGGGTCAGTGTTAACGGCTTGCCTAGTCTGACTAACGGAAAGTTTGAAACCTGGAGCCGCAAATTAGCTGATTTTACAATGGATGATTTTGGTAAGGCATTTGCCAATCTAGAGCAGCACATTGAGGCTTCTGTGCAGCGAAAGGAAAAGGTTTATCCACCAAGCTACGCAGAGTTTAAAGGTCATAGTCAAGGTCCGGCTTATGACGCAATAACAGCGCAGCAATCTAGGCAGTCAAATACAACGCCTTTGATGATTGCGAGGCAACCAACCGATGATGAACGCGAGTATGGAAACCAGCAGGCAGCAGCTTTAAAAGGATTATTTGGATGAAGAATTATTTAGCAAAGCCAAAACTAAAAAGCGATTACAAAGAATTGTTACCTGATTACAAAGGCTCAGTTCACTTAGCGAAGTGGGGCGAAAGTGGCGGTTTAACTCACATTATTAAATCGCAGTTAAATCCTACAGCACGAAATAAATATAACAAAGAAAGGAGTGCAGCATGATTCATGAAAACAGCACTGCAGCATTTGCAACAATTCAAGACATGACTTTAACGCACCAGTTTGCGTTATTGAAAATCGTAAAAGAACATCCTGATTCAACAGCCCGTGAAATTGAATTATTAAGCAATGGCATTCCTGCTCCTTGGAAGCGTTTGCCAGAGCTAAGGTTTAAGGGTTTTGTCAGCAACCCTTATACGCGACCATGCAAAGTCACGGGTCGAAAATCAATGGTCTGGGCAGAAGCATGAGTCTTGATTTAGAACAATGTAACTTAGTCATTCAAAAGATTAACAAAGGCGTTCCTATTAAGGTTATTGCTAAACGATTTAATGTTAATTCCTACGATATAACGCTTATTAATCGTTGTAAGACAAACAAGTACCCACTTGATGAATACAGGCTAATTGATGACCCTGATTATAAGCACAATCCAATTAACGAAAAATGCAAAATAGGAGAGCCTAATGGTGCAAACCTGGGCTCTAAAGGCTGGGATTTGCGCTTGAGTTTACGCCTAGCCAAATTGCCAATGTCTAAGTGGGCAGATGCAATATGAGCGATAAAGTTACTTTTAGCATTACCAGTAAAAACGTAGCAGATGAAATTCCTAGAGTGGCATCGATGATTAATAAAGGTTTATTTAAGGGGCCAGTAGAGGTCGTATTAAAGCGACCAGGTAGAAGCCTAGATCAAAATAAAAAGCTTTGGGCGATGCTGGCTGACGTTACTAAACAAGTGGATTGGTATAAACAAAATTTGGATGAATATGATTGGAAAACTGTATTTGTTTGCTCATTATTTAATCAGAGGTCTGTACCCAGCATTGATGGCGGTTTTGTTGGCCTCTCTCGCGGAAGTAGTAGGCTAAATAAAAAAGAGTTTTCTGACCTAATTGAGTTGATCTACGCCTTTGGCAGTGAGAAAGGTGTGCATTGGTCAAAAGAATCTATTGAAGCATATGAAAACTACAAACACAAAGAGGCTGCATGAGTTTAAAGCCTGCGAGACAAAAAAAGTGCAAGTCATGCAAGGTTGTATTTAAGCCTTTCTTGTCAACGGCATCTGTATGCTCCGTAGATTGCGCTGTAACGATGGCAAAAGCTAACAGTGCTAAGACTATAAAGAAGAATATAAAAGAGCGTAAACAGGCTTTAAAGAGCCTTGGCGATCTTCATAAAGAAGCACAGCCAGAATTTAACAAGTACATCAGGCTAAGAGATAAGGGTAAACCTTGTATCAGTTGTCAGAGACATCACACCGGGCAGATCCATGCTGGTCATTATAGATCGGTAGGAGCAGCAGCAGAATTACGCTATGACGAAAACAACGTCCATGCTCAATGTGCGCCTTGCAAC